GACATCGAAGATCTGAACCCCCTTGTTCTCTTCCTTATCATTATCGTAGCACAGGATATTGTAGATACTCCGACGTTTGGGGGTGAGTTCCTTTACCAGATCCTCATCATAATCCTCCTGCCGGCGAACCTCTTCACGATATTCGCAAATGGGGCAGGACTTATTATAATTGCGAGCGGGGCAAACATAAGCATCTTGATTTACCCCTACCTGATAATGAACCCAAAGAATCAATACATAATTGGGTTCCCCAGGCTTGGTATTAGGATCATGGTCTCCAGCAAGGAAGGGAATAATATCGATAAGATGTTCCCCCTCCCCACATTTCCAAAGTTTGCTAACGTATTCATCTTTGAAAATGTTTTTAAACTGCCCAGAGTCATCCCGCTTTTCGTATGACTCTTGGGTTTTCTTTGCCAGAGATTCTTTCATCGCCGCACGTCTGTCAAGCGTGGCCATTTCTTTTTCCTCCTTCTTTTATTTTATTAAATTAGTAACTGCTGCCTTTAGGTGGCAGAGGAAACTCCCTCCTTTCGATTAACTTGACTTATATACTCGCCGAACTTATAATAATTTACATGGCAAGATATGTTCGAAATGTTAAGGCAATTTTTAATCTTAAATTGCATTTGATATGGTGCACCAAATACCGCCGCCCTGTGCTTGTAGAGGATATTGAAAAGAGGCTTAGGATATTGCTTTATACCAAGACAAAAGAATTGGAAATGGTAATTTACTCTTTGGATATAAATCCAGATTATGTCCATATATTTATAGAATTTGACCCTCGTCAAGGGATTGCTGAAATTGTAAATCGACTGAAGGGTTTCACTAGTCGAATATTGCGTCGGGAGTTTTCTTCGTTGCGTTCTCGATTGCCTACTCTTTGGAGTCGTAGTTATTATGCTGGAACTGTAGGGCAAGTTTTGGGAGTAACAATACGAATGTATATAGACTCGCAAAAGGGAAAGTAGATGTTCAAAGCTTTCAAATATCGACTTGAACCAAATGTGAATCAAACTAGGGAACTTGAAACATCCCTTGAAACCCACAGAAGACTTTACAATGCCTGTTTGAGGTGGCGAAAGGAATCTTATGAAACAAATAAACATGGCGTTAATTATGTGGAACAATCGGCCCAATTTACCCTTGATCGAAAGATAAACCCATACTATGCTAGAATCAATTTTTCCTCTGCTCAAGCAACAATGCGCAATTTGGATAAGGCTTTCAAAGCGTTCTTTCGCCGTGTTAAATCTGGCGGAAAGCCGGGCTACCCGAGATTCAAAGCAAGAAATCAATTTCATTCGATAACGTTTCCATCTGGTGGCGGAGATGGTGCCCGGATAATAGGTAATAAACTGAGGCTTCAACATATTGGACTGGTACGAATCAATTTGCATCGCCTCATTGAAGGTACAGTTAAAACTATTAATATTAAAAGAGAATTGGATAAATGGTATGTGACGGCGGTTTGCAAATTCCCCCTGGTGCCTCAAATAATTACATGTAAGCCTATTATTGGTATTGACGTTGGGTTGGAAAGTTTCTTGACTACTAGTGATGGAGAGCATATCTATCCTCTTCAACCGATGAAGCCAAATCTTGGCAAACTTCGAATCTCCCAACGCAGTTTGAGTAGAAAGAAAAAAGGATCGAATAGTAGAGAAAAACAACGAAGGATTGTTTCCAAATTGTACTTGAAAATATCGAATGTACGAAAGGATGCTCATCATAAAATTGCGGTGAATTTGATCAATCGCTACGGAGCTTTTGTGGTGGAGAGCTTGAACGTCCAAGGGATGGTCAAGAACCACCGATTGGCACGAGCGGTGTTGGATGCTGGCTGGGCTAGCTTCCTTATGATATTGAAGAACAAGGCTGAAAGCGCCGGTCTTCGATACGAAGAGGTGAGTGCGCGTTATACTTCGCAGATATGTCCTGAGTGCGGCAAGGTTAAAAAGAAAACCTTGAGTGAGCGGAGGCATGATTGTGATTGTGGGTATAGTGCGCACAGAGATCATGCGGCGGCGCGAGTAATTCTCGCCCGTGGTATACAGGCTGGGACGCAGCCTGAAGGACTTAATGTTAGTGTTAGCTAACATGTTCTTAGAAGCCGCCTCATTTATGTGGCGGAGCGTCACTTTTGCCCTCCGGTCCCTTTTGGGGGTTATCCTTGAACACGTCAAGGAGTTTTTTGGTGTGACTAATTTTAGTGTCCCACCAACTGTTCATACACGCTGTGGCTATTACCCTAACCACCATATATATAGCCATTAGTGATAAGGGTATTCCAACTACAGCTATTAATATTTGTTCCCACAGTTTTAAATCATTCATTCGGTCCTCTTTCTGGCCTTGAGGAGAGATCGTTGGTGGGCGGTGGCGTCATCTGCTAATTTTCCTACCTCTGTGGTATCCAACCGAACTTGAGAAAAGTAACCAGAGATGTACAGAGCCACCAATCTCTCCAACATGGACCGGCGTTGATCTAGTGCTTCTTTTGCGGCGGAATAAATATTCACCGCATATTGTGCATCTGATATTTCTTTCTCGGCTTTATTCACCTCCTCGTTGGATTCTAAAGCTGCATTTATGGAACCCTCCGTTACTTTATCTATTTTATACTCCGCAGGGCGAGCACGTACATCCATATTTATATTAGATTTAATTACCATTGCCCTCCTTTTTGCTTCGTCTCTGACTCGGATGGCTTCTGAGTATTCTATTGACCACTTTAGGAAACGTCTTGGCTGGTCGAGGCATGCAATATCGAGGTTGTCTTTATCAATTTCTAAGTCTTTTTCAATTTCTGAAATTTCTAATTCGTCGCTCATTTCTTATTTCCCCCCTAACATTTTATCGAACACATTTTTATAAATTTCTTTAATTCCCTCCGCTGCTAGAGTATTTTGTAGTAAAGAAGCAGCGGATTGGAGCACCGCTATCTTTTCTGCTATATCAAAACCATTTAGCTCTTTGATGCCTGTAAGCACTTTCGCAACTCCTTCATTTATTTTATTAACGTCCATATTTTCCCCTTATATTAGAGTAGACATGTAACAACTTGCAATTAATCCGGCTTTTCCAGAATCATAAAAATTGTTTGAGAATTCAGCCATCAATCTAACTACTCTCTCTCCATTCTTATGGTCCCCATTTAAAAGTACGGAGGCAAGATACCCAAGAACCGCTCTGCGAACTGATTCAGCTTCCTGATCCACTCCCTTCAACATTATGGATAATTCTTTCCAACGATTTTCGCCCTTCTCTTTAGCCATAATTTTGCGGCACAAGTCAATAATGACAGTCTCACTAGGTAAATTTTCATTGATAGCTTCAAGTTGTTTCTCTTCCTCTTGGATATCAATGATTTGATCCAAAATGACCAATGCTTTTCTAGCACACCCTTCTGCGGAGAATAGAATGTCACTTTTCACCTTTTCCGATAATTGAACGTTCTCTGAGGTTAAAATCCAATTTATCAAGGAAATCATATCGTGTTTTCGTAGAGTTGAAACGTTATATGTGGTGGATCTAGTTTTAATTGTTTTCAACAATTTCTCTGGTTCTGTAGTACAAAGAATGAAATAGACTCCCTTTGGGGGTTCTTCTAGAATTTCTAACATTGCATTCTGAAAATCGGCGGTAGATTTGTGACATTCGTTCAGAATGATTACTCTTATGTCCCCATACAATGGCTCAAACTGGCAACTAGCTATAATTTCTCTAGCAGTATCAATCCCCCGCATATCAGATATATTATATTGAGCTAAATCCATTTCAGAACATTTCAACATGTTAGCGATTATTCTTGCGAGGGTTGTTTTTCCGCATCCACTTGGACCAGATAGTAAAATGGTATGTGGTTTATCTTCTCTTGATAAAATTGATTTTAGGCTTTCCTTAATATTTTCATTTCCAAAAAACTCCTCTAGATTTTTTGGGCGATACGACAATTGCAAAGGCATAGGTTCTCTCCTTACCTTATACTACAGGATTTCCTACATTTTCAACTTTTAACTCCCTCATACTAAAAAATCCCAGGATTGGTTAATTTTTCCTATTTTTATATCAGATATTAATGGGACAATGATCCAAGGATTGTTCGCTAAAACATCTTTAGTCATCACTTTTTTAGTGGTTTCTATTACATGATCTATTTCGTTTGGGTTAGTATCTATAATTATAGAATCATGGATTTGTCCTATTAATTTAGATTTCCATTTTTCTTCTTTTGATATTTCATTTATTTTAATTATTGATTCTAAAAGTACGTGGAATGCTGTGCCTTGAATTACGGAATTTATAATTTCATTTTTGGTTAAAAATCCCCTTCGTCGGAAGCCATGCATCATTTCAACATATCCGTTTTGTTGGTATGATTTTATTAGTCCATCTTGAAATTTTTTAATCCCACGATATTTTAGCCAAAATTCTCGCTCTGCTTTTTGAACTCTCATTATAGGTAGATCATGGTATCCTCTGCTAATTAAATCTGCATGAATATTTTTATAATAACTGCCGTAAAAGAGGGCAAAAACCATGGCGTTCTTGGCATCGAATCTCATTATTTTTGCATCGAATCCCTTTAGTTGTAAAAAATCTGCCCACTCTTGATGAATATCCGCTCCATCTATACGTTCTTTCATTAATACAGGGTCTTTGGAATAGCAAGCTAAAATGCCGACTTCATGCCCCCCATAATCAGCCTCAGCTAATAGGTTTCCTGGAGAGGGAATTATTCCATTTCTTACCATAGTCATAGATTCTTTATCTCTTTTGGGAATGTTTTGCATATTGGGGGAGTCCATAGAACTTCTGCCTGTTCTTACTAAATGTAAATTAGAATTAGGATGTAATTTTTTATTGACTTGTAAACCTAAAATTCCATCAATATAAGTAGTCTTCAATTTATCCAATTTTCTTTTTTTAACCAAATCTTTTGCGAAGGGTATATCCAAACTTTCCACAACGTCTTTATCTACGGAGTCCCCACCACCCTCCGTTTTTTTGATGGATTTTACTCCTAAGAATTCAAACAAAAGTTTTTTCATATCATCAGAAGAAGTTAATTTTATTTCTCTTCCTGTTTTAGATTTAAATAATTTTGCTTCTGGAGAGCGAAGTAATTGTTTTTCTAGGAAATCTAGTCTTTTTTCTAATTTTATTTGGGTATCTTGATAATATTCTACGTTTACTGAGATCCCTTCCATTTCCATATCAGAAAAAGCAAGAACTCCTTTATGAAATAAATCGTAGGCTTTAGAAGCGGCGAGGGATTCCTTATTCCCCTTATCCATGAAATCCCATTGCCGTTCCGCCAATCTCATCGTGAAATAAGCATCTAATCCGTTATATTTCAATAGCTCATTTAATGGGCACTTCTGCATAGTATTAAATTTAGTTCCCGGAAGGGCCTTTTTGAATTTAGAAATATCCCCTCCGTATTCATACCCCCAATTTATAAACGTTTGAAAATCTAGCCCTGTAAATCCTGCTCGTTCATCTACGATATGAGAACAAACCATTGTATCCCAATACCATCCTTTTGGCTCTTCTCCAATTATGATTTTACTCCACGGATGCTCCATCTGAATATTCTGGGCTACTTTTAATATTTCTGGGTCGGAGAGTACCCCTCGCCATGCCTTATTCAACGCTTCTAACTGTCCTGATTGCCACGCTCCGGGGTAGGAGTAGGGCCAGGCATAGGCTATGTCCTCCCCGTAGATAGCGACAGCCGTAGACACAATAGAGTGGCCGGGATAGTAGGGACGGAGGCCAGTAGTTTCATAATCAAATGCTATCGTTGGTTTTTGTTCTTTAATCGTTTTGAGAATATCTAAAATTTCATCTGTATTGGTTAGACATTTTATCTTTTGGGAATAATCAATTTCTTCTATTTCTGGTAAATTTGAAGTTATTTGTTCCATTGCCCATTGGAGGTCTAATTTGAAAATGTTCTCTGCGTCAGGATTTCTGATAACGAAAGAGGGATGGTATAGTGGGATAACCCAAGCCTTCGTTTGAACATCAGGAATGCAAAGTTTTCTCCATCTCCCAATAGATAAATTTGTTGAAATAGGTTGAGTCCTATTCATGAAAAACGCCTCTACTGCTTTTGCGCCAAAAAGTAGTATATACTTCGGTTGAAATTGTTGTATCGCTGCTCGCCAGTTAGGTTCGCAAGCTTTGATTTCCCGTGTAGTCGGAGTTCGGTTGCTCCCCTTCTCGTTGGTTGGCCGGCAATTATGATGAATTACTCTATTTGCTATAAAACTATTGTCCTCTTCTACTTCTATGCAAGTTAAAGACATTCTTTTTCCTATAGGAATTTTTTCTATAGAAACTATTTCTACTTCGGTGAATTGATATTCTTGATTATGATTCTTTATTAATCTTTCTATTGGGGAAATAGGATTTTTAGAGGAAACTCGGAGTAATTCATAATTATAATTTTTAGCTAGTATGTTTTTTTTCGTTTGATCATTTTTAACTGATTTTTGTCCGTTCCTATCCGGATTATCTACTTCCACTAGCAAATTATACTTTGGCAAAAAGAAATCATAATTTAATGTTTCAATGGCAAATTGAGAAATGAATTGTATTTTTTTATCGGATAAATAATTTGCTAAAGACCCCTCTCCAAATCCTATTGTGATAGGAGATATACTAGATAATTTATTTTCAGATTCTTTAATTTTGGCCCATTTTATTCTGCCTTTTAGCTTAGCTTCCTTAGTTACTTTCCCCCCCGTCATCTTCCCCCAAACGCCCAGTTTAGCCGATCTTCTTACTTTTTCATGGGCTTTCTCCCTAAGTTTTTCTCCATATTTATCCTCTAAGTATTTACTTTCGCAGATTAAAGAACAAATATTTTCCCCATAAGAATTAGTTTTAAAAAAAATACCCCCACAAATTATACATTTTTCTCCTATGGCTATTATTCTATCTCCTTTATTTAATTGACGTGCATAAACCCAATTTTCTTTATTGTCTATTTTAGATAAAAATCTATGTGAAGAGGTAACAACAAATTCTTTCAAACTTCTATTTTTATAAGGAGAATTGATCCTCCCCACTTTAATTTTGTAAACTTCTTCAGTAATTCTTTTAAGGTGCTTGGGAAGATCTTGAATTCTAGATATTACCTTTCTAAATCTTCCTTTATGGGTTAATACTAAATCCCCCACCTTAACTTTAGATACAGGTTTATACCCATCTATAGTAAATATAGGAACTTGATGATAAACAAAACACGCTACGGCATTAGTTTTTCTGAAATCTCTATCTAGATCGTACCCCATAATCCTAAAGCATTTTCTAAGAAAATGGCCAGTTTCTCCTATAAATTGATTGTTCAGTTGATCTTCTCGCTCACCACTAGCTTCCCCCAATATGAAGGTTTTAAGTTTTCCTTCACCAGTGGGGGGAATATTTGGGGATAGGGTACGATTTTTCAGCCCACATGCGTCACAACCTACGGCCCCTCGGGGGGTTTTTGGTTGGGCTGCTTTAGCAGGAGTTGGTATATCAAAGAACCCTCGCATTTATATTTTTTCCAACCCCACTTCCACATGTCCCACTACGAATCGGGGTTTGGTATCTCCTAGACTAGTCACATCTATCATGGCTATAGTTATATTCTCAACTCTTACTTCAGTTTGGTCTATAAATAATCCTACCATTTGTGATATTATTCTTTGCATATTATTTTCCATCTTTTTTTTTCAATCCTAATTTGATTAATGTCCATATTAATGCTCCCTCCAGCACATAGGATCGAAGCCCTTTTTCTTGGCAATTTCATCAGCTATCCATTCGAATTGAGGAAACTTTTCAATAAAGAATCTTGTCATTTCCCCAGTACAAAAAGCACAATCCCCTCCGTCAGCCAACCAAAATAAATTTAATATGAATCTAGCAGTCTCTTCATCCATTAATCTTTCCCTTCCCAAGGATCTTGGGGGTGCGCCCCGTGGCATTTTACCATTATGGTAGGTGGTTTCTCCCTTTTCCCTGCAGAATATTCTGGATCTTTGAAATCCAACACTGGAATTTTACCCGCATAATAACTTTTGCAGCGAGGACAAACTGATTTTGACTCATCAGAAGGAGTAAGAATAATACTTGTCTTAATCTTTTTGTCTTTCTTTTTCATTTTTATTTGCAACTTTTTGGTTGAGGACTACCATGAGCATAATCACTCTTATCATACACTTGAATCACCGATGTGGGGGCCTTAGCAGGTAAGATATTTCCCATTGACCATTTAAGTGGATAGGCTACTACAAATTCAAGTCCATCTATACACACTGTTTTTACTATTATTCCAGGAGAAAATTGAACTTCAGAAAGAATAATAATTCCTATAAAAATTGCCCCAACTAATTTACTAAAATAATTTCTCATACAATCTCCTATTTTCCTACTGATGCAACCATAATATGACTAAATTTCTCCGAAGAGAACAACAATGATTTCTTAACTCCGCTCATACGGAATTGACGGGTGATTCCTAAAATTTTTTTGAAAAAGTCAGGTTGTACTTTAAGTTCAATTCCTTCTTCAAAATGACCTTTTTTCCAATCAACTCCGTCAACAATTTCCCCTGCTTCTTTCCCCGCCCGAATTTCTAAAACTCCCTTGGAATAGGAAAGAGAAACTTTTGATAAAGCATCCCATCCATCTCCACTAGCACCAGCCAGGATTTTAGCCCTTTCCAACGGAGCCTCCAATCCCTTGGGAAACTCAAGAGGATCAGCAGTCATATCAAATTTCATAACTTCGAACAGTCCCACAATCTTCTTGGAAGGGTAATCCCCTGCTAGTACCCTTGAACTATAGATAGCTCCCCTTTCGTTAGAGAAATGAGCCCATGCCTTTGATAAAGCAATAATTTCAAAGTTCTCTTCTAATTTCATAAGCCCTTCCACCGTTTTGGTTGGGAGGGTAAATGCGCTAGTGACTGCTTCCAACATGGTATAGATGGACACCCGGTAATTGTCTGTAGAAACTGCTTTATTTTCGAAGAAATGAACCCCTGCCAAAGGTCCCAAAGCTGGCCCCGTCCCTGCGCTGAATGAACAAAGTTCCATTCCCACTTGGAAGTCTTTGGGGAGATAGAACCATTCCAATCCATCTGTTTGAACAGCCCAAGCCCTCTCTAGAGAACTGGTAATCTGTTCTTTTTGAAGAGGGTTCATTTTGAGAGTAGTCTTCCCCCCCTTAACTTGAAATTTACCGTCGTCATTCATCTTGATATCAATTTCTTCGGCTTCCATTTTGGATAAAACCTTGTACAATTCTTCTGCTCTAACAGCTGTTCTGATTCCCGTTTCAAGGGGGAAGGAGCAACTGATATCCTCCTTGTACGACCGGACCCAGTTTTCATCGAATAGAATAAAATCTGATCCGATGGCACTGGATTTGTCAATCCCCATCATTACAGATTTGATAGCATTTAACAGATCAACTTTTTTCATTTTTCCCTCCCCATAAAAGTTTTATTCCAGGCATCTTTTAACTTTTTAACATTTAATATCATAGGAGTAGCAAATGGTGTTTTTGTTCCTTCTAAATATATAGGTGGTTGAGTTACCCCTGAATAAACTCGGATCCAAATTTTTCCGAAAAATAAAATAGATAATCTTTCTTTCCAATCTGCTTTCCAACAAGATATACAAATTTGTCCGTCATTCCAAATGGGAAGTGGGGAACATTCTTTATCTGTCATTTCTGCTGGTTTTTGTAAATCTTTTGTTTTCTCAGAAAAATCTATAGGTTTCATATTTCCTCCATTTTGATATAAGAAAAAATTTCCCTTTTTTCCAAAGGGCAAAGTTTGTCCTTAAATGCCTCAAGATTTTTGTTATCTAGAGATCCCCCATCATTAACCAATTTATTTTGGTTCAATATGATAGGATCTGTATAGAAAATATATCTCAAATATTCGTTTAAAAATTTGATATTTCGGGAGAAATTGAACCGGAAATAAATTTGGGAGTACCCCAAATCCCATATATTTACCCCCAAAATATAATTATTTTTATCTACCAAAATTTTTCTATTATTACCATGAAAAAGGTAATTTAGCATAACTTCATCATCATGTATTTCTTGATCTTCCCCCTTGGTACCAACCCATTCCAGAAATAACTTTTTCAAATCCTCCTCATGATCAGAGGTTGCTTCAATATATCGTAGGGGGGCATTCCCATATCGGCCAGGGAATTTGCGAATATTTTTCCTAAAGATAGACCAACGACCCCCTTCCATTTTCAAAAAGTTTTTGGGATCATAGATATACTCAAAGGATAAAAATTCCTTCTTATAATCTGAGGACATTTCCCAATTATGAAAACAAGCCCAAATTTTGTTCATGGGAATAATCCAATCTGAAGGAGGGCTTTTAACTAACTCCCCCGTTAGTGAATTTATTGGCGGCCCTATGAACCACTCGTGTTGTTTCCAATATACATAATCTCCACAAGTTTGCTCTTCAATTCCAGATCGTTCAAAATATTCTTGACTGCATGGAAAAGTTGGAGTAATTTTATATTTCTCAAGCAATTTTAAGTAATTACTTTTCACCGACTTTTCCTTTCAACAGCCTCAACGATATTCTCCACCGCTTCTTTTTGCCTATCCGTTACATGACTATTTTCTTCTACAGTATTTGCAATCCCCGACAGCGTTTCTTCGGCCCAATCGTAATCTGGGTCTGATAAATAATCATTTATTTCTTCTATGAAATTTTCCCAACTACATTCTTGACACATTTATGGTTATCCTCCTCTGCTCGTATAATTCCTATATCAACCCCTTCTTCAAGGATGAATATTTTTACTTTTCCTTTCATTCCTATAGGCAAATTATCTTCTGCTAGTTTTCTAATTTTTTCAGAATTTTCTGGTTTAATTTTGTAAGGAATCTTGATAATCATTAGATCGTTTTCTCTAACTTCTAGCGTTTGAACACTTTTAACAAACTCAATTTCGTTCATATTTTTTCCTCTACAGTTTTAAACGAGGCGGACCATCCACATCCAGACCAATGTTTGCAGGGACCATTTACTTTGCAATAGGGGCATGGGCCATCTAACTTTCCCCATAGTCGATTTATCTCTTTAAGTATTGACTTCAATTCCTCTGGTTCGCATATCCCACATAGGGCAAAGGGAGGTACTTCGTGGGTACAATTAGAAAGTCTCATTTTTTCCCACCGTCTTCAGCGCGGCGCGGCAGATGGCGAGAGGGGCGGACGGTTCATCCCATCCCTGCTTACCATCAACGACAGTACATGACTTTTTGTCGATCCCGGTTCCCCTCTCTTCGCCTATCGCGTCTCTCATAACACAAATCCACGACGCTCCGTCATACCATTCATTACCAATAACGCTTACTTTCCATTGGTTTTGTCTGAAATGCTCCATGACCTGCCACGCAGCGGAAATGGAGGTGGAATACATCGGAGGCCCAGCTTTCTTTGGGAAACACTTGCCCATTTCATGCTCACACTTCATGTCATTCATCATCTCGCCTATATGAAAGCGACTCCATCCGTCGCATGGCACAGACCCCATGATCTTCTCCGCCACCAGCGCGTCCATCTCGCGTCCTGTGAGCATATCGTCGGGATTCATTTATTTCCCCCTCCCTCGGCTTCGCGTTTCTTTCTTTCCTCATCCCCAGGAAAATCCTTCGTCCAATCAAGTCCCCCCTTATCCAATAATCCCTTTGGAGAAACCCCCGACTTAGATGATTTTCCTCCTTTTGAGGATTGGCTCAGCAACCGTTCGACTAACTTTTTGGATATACTCCCCGTTTTCCGACTTTTTCCGCCCATGCATAACCTCCCCTAAATCAGCTATTGTCCCGCAGTCGTCATAAATGCACCCCGCAATAACCCCTGATATATTATTATGCAATCCCTCAATTATAAAGTATTGCAGTTCTTCTGGAAAATAAATGTCTACCTTCTCATTGAAATTAAATAGTGCCAAGAAATCACCAGTCCTCATTCCCATGGGGGAAAGAGAATCTGGAAGAACATCTTCTGGTTCTGTTAGGCCGAGGCCCTCCATTTCCATTTTTCTTTCGAGTTGGATTAGAGATCCGACATAGATATCTCGTTGGAGTATTTTTAGTTCCCCCCCTTTAGTTACAAATTCAATATGCGATAAATTCTCGTCCAAGAGATCCAACGAAGATTTGCTAAAGGAAATTTTCCATTTCATTTTATCAGGACTATAAAATTTATAAAACAATTCTTCAACTTCTTGAAAAGTTTGATTGGGGATTCGGCATCTCTTGCTACGTATGAATTCCTCCCCTTTTTGAAGGAAAGTTATATTACTTCCGTCCGCAGTAAAATTTGGGGAATCATAATCGCTCAAGAAAAATCTAATGGGGTCTTTGAATTCATTAACCGATGTTTCAAACCGAAGTAGTATNGTCTTATCGGAGTTCATAATATAAATGATATTTTCCCAACAGAATACAGCGTTTTTTTGAGTACCCCCCTGTTCCAAAGCAACTCCGTAAGTGAATACCCTTTCAA